AGGTTTGTTGTGTGTCGCCTGTCAATAAAGCTCTAACTTCTGGATCTTTAGCAGCTTTATTGAGATCTGCTTGGTTCTTCTCTCTATTATCATCCATAGCTTGAAGATCGACATTCTTACTGATCCAATCAGTTTGTATCTTGGCTATGCTTCTTGCTGCCAATAATTGCTGCTCCGGCAAGTTATAAGTATTCTCATCTACAACTTTTTGCCAAAACAACATCAGCGCGCTGCCCACAATATATTTCTGATAATCTGATTTCAGAAGAGTGAATATCATTGATATGTTTCTTTCGAGGGCAGAGTTAAATCCTGAATTGTCTTGCTCGTTTAGAGAATCAGTGCTAAAACTAAACAATTGTTCCCTTCGTGTTGATCCGCTGAATCCTGTTATTCTATCCAAGATCGGAGCAACTGCAGAGGCTCTCCTTACATTCAATTTTTGTAATATTTTAACTATCGAATCATATGCCCCTGTCAGCATCGAAGTTGCAAAACTGTTAATCAGTGGATCGATCTTGGTTTTGGAGACCGAGTTCATAACCTTATCAAGTCCTTCTGGATCATTCTTTTTAAGATCGGTGAATTCCGGGGTTTTCATCAGAGCGTCAAACTCTTGCTCAGAAGATGTCTTCTCTACTGCGTTAGTGTTCTTAACAATAAGTGCTGTTTCTTCTTTATCTTCTGGAGTATCCTGCTGTTTCTTTTTAGTAACTGCTCCAGGTCTCCTCATGCCGCCTAAGCGACCTTTTGGGCGGTCGCCCATTCCGAACTTCTTTAATGCGTTCCCAATAGCACCGACTGCGTCTATTTCTGATAAACTTTCGCTATTGGTTTTCGATTCAACCAAAAAGCCTTTCCACTTATCATGAAAGCTTTCGGGGCTACTCATCATCCAAAACCTCGTTCAGTAATCTATTGATTCTGTCGGCTTTGGTAAATACTTTGTTTTGAAACTGTTTAGCTTCCTTCATCATGAAAGCACCAGGAGTTGAGGGCTCCGATACAAAGTCAAAACAAATTAGCTGAAAGTCATCTTCAACAACTGTATTGCCTTGTGATTCTGATACAGAACCCATTCCACGGGATGATATCCCAATGCTAACACCAGCACGGACAAGTTCTTGTAATACTTTGCCGGCGGGAGTGTCGAGCACTTTTGCTTTGCCCATAACATTTTTGCCGTCCCACCAAACCTTTGTCATCATATGTGACGCGTTTTTAAGATTGATGACCGAATCTTCGGGATGATCTAATTCTCCCAAAGCTCTTCGTTCACTGACGAGCTTATCATAATTTTTCATTTCGCGAACGAGAACATTGTGAGGATAAACGCGACCGTTTCCATTGACAGTATCTGATCTTTGAATAATTCCAGATAGATACATACCACCGTTAGCAACAAACGCCTTTTCTTCCTCAGTCAGTAAATCTTGACAAACGCCACCATCGCAAAGTTCGTAATACTCTCTCAATAATTTCTGACTCATAGCTAAGATCCTTTGCAGCAGCGCCTAACTGGCTGCAGCATCCACTTATTTGTCCAAGTATTTGTGTTCATATTTAACTCCGTTGTCTCCAAAGACCATGTTTAATATATAGGATGTTCCGGAAGATAACCATCCCAAGAGGAAAAAGTTAAAAACAGAAACTTCAAAACTAAATAGTTCTGTAAATGGTGAAAGCAACATCAAAGCCCAACCTACATGAAAACCCATGCACATTGGACAGTGAAAAACTTTCCCGTAACCACCGAGTGAATCCTTTGGCGGTCTAATTTGTTTTATAGCCGGCATGTCGCTATAAACTAATATCTGTGTCAGCCCGTAGGCACACAAGATGAATGTCATTAATTCCATTAATAATCCTAAATGGTGTATAGGTAGTTTAGTGAGTATGGGTCTCGGATGAAGCCCGGTCGGATAGACCCCTTCTCTGTAGATTGGGGGACTTCACCAAGTTCGGTAGAGTCCTCTTTGTCTGGATGAATAAGCTCGTCATCCGTCATGGACACTATTGCTTCCATAGACTCAAAGTATGGTCTCTCTTCATCAATAAACTCTGAAATGTTTATCAAAGTCATCTTTGCTGAGTTTAAGTTTTCTTTAAATGAATCTTGCATAGTTGCCTCAAAGGCACCGCAAAACGAAGATGCTTGAATTGACTCAGGGATTACAAGACCCTTTTTTCTCAGGTGAGTGAAAAGTCTATTTTGAGCACCGTATACAAGATCGCTCATGTTTTCTTTCGGAAAAACAACTACCTTGTTACTGCTTGGCGACAAGACGATATCTATGTCTCCATGATCGAAGATCATAAGATCGCCGTTCATACTCTTTCTCAAGTCCATCTCAAGTCGTACCGTGGCGCTTTGGTTGCCACGACCAATCTTAATCGTTAGAGCCATTATCGCTGATTTCCTTTACAAGTTCTTGAGTTTTCAAAATAGAAAACAATAAGTCATCACTAACATTTGAGCCAGAGTACGACTCCAATTTTTCAACAACACGAGTTGTCTTATCAGCCATATCTTTGTCTGATTTGATCTCATCTGTCATGATCCCACTATTGAGTGCTTCTTTGAGTCTTGAAATTTCATTATTTAGAAACATTTTCAAAGACACTGCGTTGTCTGAGAATGACAAGATGTAGTGTGTCAGAAGTTCTCGTTGTTCTTCTAACAGATTGTTGGAATATTTCTTGTTAAATTTCTCCACAAAAGTTGTTATCACTAAATCATCAACTGTCTGGGTCTCAATCTCTTGAATTTCATCAGACATAAATGTAACAATCTCATTTTCTAAAAGAACCTTATCCTTTGGAGAAGTCTTCAAGGAAAACATCTGATCAATTGTAGCTAATGTTTTATAGTTGGGAACAAAGTTGTTAAAAATATCTGAATCAATCTGAATGTTTACATCTTTTATTGCTTCTGATTGAGCCTTGAACAATGCTGTCGGATCTATAAGTCTCTTTTGCATCTTAGTTTCGTTTAAAATTCTTCTAGAATCCTCCGTGCTCAAGCTTTGATTCTCTGCAAGTGACTGATAGCATTGTAGATCCTTTCTGAGTACTGAGTTAAATCCGAAATGCTTCTTCACAATCGAAACTACCTTTTCCTTAGTCGAATGATCGCCTCTCAAAATTGCAGCTGTCGCCTCTTTGATAAGCGCTTCATACACAAGCGCGGTGTTTCTTTTCTTATTGTGTCTTCTCTTCATTTTTTTGCTCCGTTAATAAACTATTATTCTCTAGACTCTCTAAAATATCTCTAACTGATTCCGGGACGCGAAATAATCTATCTTCTTCCGTCTGTTCCTTCAAATTATAAATAGATGCGTCTTCTTCATAAATACCTTTTGCAATACTTGGAATACTATTGATTTCAGATCCTGGGAACACATTACGTGTGGTATTGCTACTCTTTTCTGCACTTCGTTTGGCAGCATAGTTTCGCTTTCTTGGTCCAGAATCCTTTCTTCTGTCATTTTTCACTGGGTTGTATGTGCTCTTTTCATAGGTTCTTGGCGCATCACGAGAACCTGGCGGTACTGCCAACAATGGAGAATCATCACCACCAGCATCGGCGTCGGGTGATGCATCAGGACCCGCATCTCCGGCTGGCATTTCTTCTGGTCCACCAAGATCAAGGTCTCCTTCTCCACCAAGATCGCCACCTAAGTCGCCACCTAAGTCGCCACCAAGATCACCACCGAGTCCCCCACCTCCGCCTTCACCGCCGGCGCCACCTTCGGCGACTGCCTGGAGCGAGGCGTCTTGTTTACGATCATAGTACATTTCTCTTTGGTTCCGTACAAAGTCTTCATACGACATTCCAAATATATTTTCAGACACCCAGCGACGACTAAAGAACCCTTCGGTTGCCGAAGCAGCAATGTCAAACTTTGCCTTCCAATGTTCAATTTCTTGAAGTTCAGATATCTTTGAAGGATTATTGAGAGAAAGACTGAAGCTTAGAAGATCGTCGCCGCGGAAACCCAATGTATATAAGTGGATGATTCCAATCTTTTCAAGCTCGGCGATGATAACTCTTTGAAGTCTTTGGATCGTTCTTGCAAAGCGAATGTCTTTTTGTGCAAGCGTTGTCTTATCTTCTGCTGCACCTTCACCCATTGCAAGATATGCTTGGGGAATTTTTAGCGCGGAAAAAAGCTTGTCACGAAGGTATTTAATGTCATCAATTTGTGTAATGTTTTGCCCACCCGCAAGGTTAGTAATCTCTGTAGCAGAGCCTTGTCTTACTGGGATGAAATAATCTTCTTCAATAGACATTGGGTTATAGCGCAAATCAACTCTTCCAGTGCTGGCATCAACGACTGAGTGTCTCTTAAGTTGAGTCACAATCTTTTCCATATACTGTTCAACATCTTGTGGCGGGATTGCTCCAACATCAATCTTGAAAACTCTGCGTTCTGATGAGCGTACTACTCGATAAGCCATCATTGCATCTTCCATCAAGACTAACTGGCGCCATATGCGGCGTGCAGGTTCTAAAATAGAAGTACCGTAAGGGGCATACTTGTCGTTGCCTAGAACGCGGAAATGTGCAATCTGCCAATTTTCGAAAGTCATGCCGGCTGAATTCCACTGATACTGAACGTAGTTTGGGTTAGTTGAGTCTTGTCCTTCCATTCTCTCCAGTTCTTGCACCGGAAGAGCAATAGCAGACTTCACTCCGTGATTTTCATCAATGTCAAGATACAGAAAGAAGTCTCCATATTTGCACATCGTTCTTGACCACCCAAAAAGATTGTATTGTAAATTTAAAATATTGTCATACAATAATGCTAGCACTGCACGTATCTCTTCGTTGGGGCATTTTATATTAAGCATCGGCTTGAGATCAGAGTATGTTGTCATCTCATCGGCATAAATATCCATCGTGGATGCTATCTCTGGTGTGTACTCCATTTGATCAAAATCTACGTAGCGCTCAGAACGACGTTGATTGGCAATTGCGTTTGTCGCAAGGTTGTCTAATGGATTATATAAAGTCTTCTTGAATTGCTGACCAGACGCTGATTTAAATCTAGATGAGTATTTATCAAGATGTTGGCGCCTAATTTTGCGTCCAGATTGGGACCGATAATTGATGATGGGTCCCGAAAACAATCTAGTTAATCTCTTGAATAACTCTGACTGCTGGTTCGCTGGGTTGTTGCCTTTTAATCTTCTTCTGTTTTCTGCCATTTTTATTTTCTCACTTTATAATCCACTTATATTGATCATACAAGTTTCTAGCTTCACTTATTTTATCAAATATATTGTCTTTTTTGTAGCCTTGTTGTCCTTTTATTTGTGTATTCATGGTAGTTTTGCTAGTAACTATGGCATTAACAAAAGCTTTTTGATAGTTTAAGTCTCTTGCGCTTGTATGCAATGCTGTGTCTCTAACCCAGCAGGCAATTGCCAGTGCCATGATCAAGTCATCATGGTATCCTTTCATTGCCTGTGGTCTGCCATTCCTCCAAATAAAAGTTTTCATCTCGTTAATTGTACGAGAAGAATATATGGTAATTAGTTTATTTCTGATAAACTCCTCTAATTTCGCTATTATGAGTGGGCGAGTTTTCATAGAAGTAGTAAAACCGGCAACTGCAGAATTCATTGCTTCTGCTTGGTATTGCTCTATGTACTCGTGTGTAGATTTAATAGAGTAGTACAAATTTGGATAGGCGTGTTCGACCAATTTATCGAGGACTGTGTAACCGATGTTGTTATTCTCTACCACAAGCATGGCATTTCCAAATTCTCTCCCTACTTGATTCAAGAAGTTTGCATACATATCGGGCGTTGGCTTCCCTTGATATTCGCCCACGATTTCCAGGGTCTCTAATTTAATCATGTGTAAAGTAGAGAAGTCGGCGCCGTCGCCGCGGGAAACATCTGCCACTGCAAGATAGTTGCAGCTAGGATCAAATTCTTCCCAAATCCAAAAGTTGCGATCAAACCCTGTTCGGTGCTTAGGCTCTTTAACGTTTTCAAGAAGCCACTTCATGCAGTCTGGATCAATGACAGTTTCACCGGAGGTGTTGAAATTACATTCAAGCTCTTGCGCAATCTGTCGCTTTGACATGTTCTTGGTTTCTTTTTTATACCAAGCTTCGTCCCGATCAGGGTGAACATCCCACGGTAATGTTGTCAGGTTAAAGTTGTTTGTATTCGTCTCAGCGTCAGTGCAGGTTTTATGAAACCAATTACCAACTCCATTTGGGGTAGACAGTGCAATGCATCGACCACCAGTAGACAGTGTTGGATATAGACCGGTCCACAACTCGTCCAGCCCTTCAATATGAGCAGCCTCATCGAGTACCAACAAAGAAAGCGCTTCAGAACGACCAGCATCTCCAGAAGTAGAAGCAGCCTTAATGGATGAACCGTTCGACAATTCAAATGAAGTTCGGTTATCTACAGTGATTGTGGCTATACTCAACCAGTCAGGCACATTTCTCATGATACCTTTAACCTTCTTTACAAGGTTTCCTGCTGTCGCAAACTTAGTTGCCATTACGAGAATAGCTTTGTCGCGATGAAACAACATTAACCAGACAATGTAGCCGGCTGTAATGGTTGATATTCCAAGCTGTCTTGCTTTTAAAATGACATTGAAGCGATGATCGTTAAAATCATGCAAGAGGTCGTCTTGGAAATCATATGTGTCAAAAAGAATAAGTCCGTGAAGCGGATGTGAGATTCTTGCATAAGTCTTAAGAAAATATGCGGGGTCTTTCCCGCATTTAAGTATTTCTTTGACTTGTTGTTTTTTATCTAGTTTGAAACTCATACATTTTTCAATGACACTGTGACAACTTTCACTTTACGATTCCTTTTTCTTGGTCTCGTTCTCTGGGCGCTTGCCGCCTTTGCCGTTCCATCCACCTTGGGAAAGAAACTTCTTCCAGCCACTATCCAAACGATCATGTGATGGAGCCTCGTTTTGCATCTCTTCATCTAAACCACCAACACGGTAATGCATCTTGGCTGTAACCCATGAGCGTACGCGAGATGAGTTTTCAACTCGGACATCTATTTCACCTTCTTTAGTGAGAGTAACTGAGTCTCCTGTGATCTTCTTATATTCTTTCTTAAGCCAGCCCGCGATATCAGCTATTCTTTGCTCTGTGTCGCTTTCAAATCCTGAAGCATATACTTCTTTAAGTTGAATTTCTGAATGGTATGACAGGCACATCATGTTCCCGTAAAACTTAACACCAAAGCCATCCATGACTCTTTGGTCGATTAGTGCATCTCCCTCTTCTCGACGGAGGGCGCCGGTCTTCACCGGTTCGTAATCTTCACCTAATGCTCCATCGTAAGCATTAGCCGCGGCTTGTGAAAGCCCTTGTACTATTTCATAAACTGTTGCCATTATTTGGTCTCCATCCTTTTAGCCATCTTTCTTCTCTGTCTTCGACGTATTGAATGTAACATTTACTGCAACAATCAAATTTTATCAATGACACATCATCTCTGACGCTTTTTGGAAAAGCGCCACAAACGAGACAATTTTTCAGAGATTCTCTATTAAGTAGTTTTTTTGATATCTTTACGCCATTAACATCTATTTTTTCTTGCCATTCTCTTTTGTTATTATTGCGGCGGTACAACTCTTTCATTTGTTCGAGATACTCTTTTTCTTTTTCTTCATCCCAATTTGATCGCGGATTAGTTACTGCTTCTTCGCCGTACTTTTCTTTAATAGCTTTTTCGGCGGCTGCTATTTTATCGTAGTCTTTACTGCTCATCGAATACCTTGTATGCTCCATAAGATATAGCCATTCCGCTAGCTACTCCCAAGACAACCCAGAGTG